TCCGGAGTACTACACACCACGTTCAAAACTTGTACGAATCAAATATGAAAACAGTACACGTTTTGAATACATGATTAGCAATCAACTCTCGCCACTGCCTACTGAAGATCAGTATCCAGCACTGGGAGGCACATACGTAAAACCTGAAGGAGAATTCTGATGGCTGAAGCTCAACCTCATAAAGGCCGTGGTGGCCATGCATATGGCAGGCGTGTCAAGCAACTCTCCAATACTGCAGAAGAGGGAGAGCTTTGCCTGTATTCAGGACACTCACTTGGCAGGTTCTCTACTCACAGCATGCGGTATGACAGTCACCAAGCATGTGTTCGCTGTGTAGCTGGTGCTCGTGAAGGGCGTATGTCCTTTGACATCAGCAAACTGCTAAAGAAAAATCGAATTAAAGCTCTTAAATTTTGGTCACAAGTAGACATTGCATCACCCGAAGAATGCTGGGAATGGCAAGGCAACATCAACAAACACACAAAACAACCACAGTTTTCGTGGAGACGACACGGGATTAGCTCTTCTACACAACATCATCCCCAGCGGGTTGCTACTTGGTTTACTTGGGGTGATCTTGGATTTACCGGCGTTAAAACTACTTGTGGTAATAAGTATTGCTGCAATCCTTTTCATCTTATTCCGCAAAATATTGGTGTCTTTGTAGATCACGACAGTTATCTAGAAAGCTTTGAGCTTGCATGTGAAATTCATACGCTGAAGCAACAAGTTGCCGAGTATGTAATGGAGCAAGCAATCAAGGAGCAAGAGAAGCTAGAACGTATCGAGCACCTAGATGGTAAAGAAGAGCTAATACTTAATCCAAACACGTTGTTTGATCAGAGGTATGCAGCTGTCATGGTGGATATGCTCAACGGAAACCATACCAGTCAAATAGATCCTAAGTCTTTGGGACTCCATGGTCAACCAGAGGACCATGAAACTGATGAGGATGACCCCACATCAGACTTTTAAATAACCTATTCTTATACAAGAGTCATTACATTATGTCTAGACGAACTGACCTACTACAGCAACTTATTAAATCAGATAAGTGGGGTGATGAAAAAGATCAGGAGCAGAAGTTTTTAGCTGCAACTGCTGAACTCATCCTCACTGATCTCATTAATATCGCTATCAAAGGTGTTGAAAGTCAAGGCGCTGGATCTCTGATTATTAATTTGCAGAACGACTCCACGACATTCATGTCAGGTAGCAGCATTGAAAGTGACATCATTGTTGCTGAAGCTGAAGAAGACACTGATGTACTGGAGTTCTTGCGCAAACTGATTGAAGAAGTTGATGAAAATGATTGGTCACAAAACGTACTCGTAACCTTGATCAGTGATGCTGGAACAAGAACATTTAGTCTCGAAGCAGGAGGGAGCCAAGAAAGCTTCCGATCGATCGCAGCAGAATTTAGCGGATAAGTTAAAAGAAAAAGGATTAAAGCTGCCTCTCTATCCAACGCCACAACTCATTGAAAGAGCGCGGCAAGTGATGGGGAGCATTGACTTTGATCCAACATCTGATCCTGTCCAGCAAGTTCTAGTTGATGCAACATCTGTGCCATCTGTAGAAGTAAACCCGCTACAAGAACACTGGCACGGCAATGTTTGGGTTGCTCCTAAAGGGGCAGTACGTAATACACGTATCTGGCTTAATAAAACCATTAACGAGTATCGCAACAACTACATCAAAAGCTTCGTATTCTTTACTAGTGCCAGTGAAATTATTCGTGCCACTCCTATTATTTGGGACTATCCTGTATGCATTCCTTTCAGGAGAGTTAAACAGCTTCGCGCTACAGCAAATGGCTTCGAACCTGTCTGTCCTTCCACATGGAACGTACTGATCTACGGTCCACCCCTAGATGAAGCGATCAGTGACATCGATAAGGTGACACTCTTTTACAACACGTTCAGAGATATCGGACGTGTCATCTTTAACGAATATGCCGGTGATAACTGGTCCAAAGACCTAGAACATTTTGAAGAGCACAGAGGTGAAGTATGAGTAGGCACATCAACCCCAAGGCTTTCTACAACCTACCGTCTGGTGCTCGTGTTCATCCCTGTAGGTTGATCCAAAAAGATGGCACGTTGATGTGGAAGCACGCGCTGCTTTCACAAAACGAACTTATCTGCATTCCAACTGTGCAGCCACACGAGGCTCACATTATTAAAACTGCTCAACGCATTGAAGAACTGAACTCCTGGGTCTCTCAAGACCTTGACCCATGGGAGTTTCTTAAGCCAGTGTCTTGGTATAACCCTGAAGTTCCGGGAATGGATCAAGGTATTTCATTGTTCTTTAAACATACGAGCTTGCCTAATAATCAAGTCTATGACATATTAAACAGGCACATAAGTGAGTATGAAACGTTAAAGCAACATCAAGGTCTTCTGTTTTTCCAAAGGTGTTAGTGCCCCCTCCGGGGGCTTGATCCGTCAGCCAGAAATCTTTTCGATCAGTCGATTCAGATACCAACGAGCTTTCTTGGCATCCTCAACAGGATTGTCCTTAAGCCAAATACGCAACATATATTTCAAGACTTGACCATGAAGCATTGCCAAGCTGCTGCTAGGTGCTGGTTCAATTGCCTCTTCAATGATGTCAATTGCTTCCTGCTTACCAGCTGTGTAATGACTAGGGCTATTAACCCGGTCCTCTACTCCAAATACAACAGAGTCAGGAGTAGCTAAGTGAAAAGGCGCTGCGTTCTTGTACACCTCGTCGATGAATCCATTGTCGGTATTCCATTTCTCAAACTTTTTATTGGCATTGAAAAAATCTTCGTAATTCATGTATCCGCATCTATGTGATTCACTTCCTAATATAAGAATGTATAAGCCATAATGTGATATGCCAGCCCCAAAAGGTGACCCAACATATATAAAGAACAAAGATAAGTATTTCGTAAGTGTGGCTAAAACTATTGCCACTGCTTCATCTCACCCCACCGCTCCAGGTGGATGTGTAGTTGTACGTGACCGAGAGATCCTCGGAGACGGACGAAGCATTCTTACCGACAGCAAGATTGAAATCGACTGTGTCTCATATGCCATTGCTGCTGCGTGTAAACGTGGCACAGGCATGACGGGTGCTGTTATCTACACCACTCGATACCCATTCTCCGCATCAATCTTCCAAGCTCACATCATGGGCATCAGGAAGTTTGTGATCGTGGCACACGAATGGGAGCCGTATTACAAGGATGAATTCCGCAGAGCTGCGCGGCTAGCTCGTGAACTGAACATATCTATTGAACCCCATTTTGATGATGAAGACCCAAGATTTGCCGTCAACTCCCGTGCAAGCAGAAAGGTTGACAAGACTCTCTACACCACAGAGGACCACGCCCCTGACGACTACGACCCAACCACTACTGAAGAAGCAATCCATGAAAACTGAACTGCTGTTTGACATTGAAAGTACTGGACTTCTACGCAAGGGATCCACTATTCATTGCATCGTGATGCGTGACATGGCTAACGTAGAAGAAGCAGAAGTCTTTGACTACAAGCCAGAACGTGCTGTTATTCAAGGCGTCAAACTACTAGAAAAAGCTGACACTCTTATCGGACATAACATTGCTGGCTATGACATCCCCTTGCTGCAAGAACAATATCCAGACTTTACGCCAAGAGGTGAAGTCATTGACACACTTGTTTTGTCTCGCTTGTATTATCCTCACATTGCTGACAGAGATTATGAGCGCAGACCTGCTGGAATGCCTCAACGCCTCTATGGCAGGCACAGCCTCGAAGCCTGGGGCTACAGACTGAAGTGCTTCAAAGGAGACTTCGGTAAGAACGAGAGCAATGACTGGTCTACATACACACCAGAGATGCTCGACTATTGCATTCAAGATACTCAAGTAACAGTAGCTCTCTATGAGCTACTCAAGCGCCGCATGGCGGACTACTCGTAAACCAATTAATTAATCTAATGACAACTAAAGCACCAAAGAAGACAGATCCTCTTACTCTTGAAGAGGTACAAGCAGCGTCAGATATATTCTTCCCACTGTTCAATGAAGTCCATGCTCGTATGCCTGCTGGGTCTACGACAGAGGACGCTCTAAAGATCATGGAGGCTGTGGCCAAGCTTGGTCATAAGACTCGTGCTGATGTTGCAGAGAAAAAGCGCAAAGAAAAATTCGGATTCAACAACCATGACGACAATTCCTGACTATGTAACTCTCGAAATGCGCATGGCAATGCTCATGTCGCAGCAAGAAGCCAGCGGTTTCCGTTTCGATATGGATGCTGCCATCCGGGTTCGTACCGAACTACAGGATGAGTACGACTCACTAGTCAACGAGATCACTTCTATCTATCTCTACGTTCCTGGCAAGGTGTTTACACCCAAGCGTGCAGATAAGAAGAAGGGTTATGTGGCTGGCGCACCCATGACTCGCCTCACTGACTTCAATCCAACAAGCAGGCAGCACATTGCGTGGGCTCTACAGACCTACCGTGGCGCTCGCTTCACCAAGGTGACTGCTACAGGTAAGCCACAGGTAGACGAAGCAACCATCTCCGAGGTGCGTGACCTTGCTCTTTCACAGGGCAAGGATCAACTGCATCACGAATGCGAGATGTTCATCCGTCTGCTGACATTGCAGAAGTGGCTGGGACAGTTATCAGAGGGAACCAACTCTTGGTTCAACTCTATTGAGGGTGATAACTGCATCCACCACAGCTGCTCACTGGCAA